AAATTACTGCTACGATTTTTACGGTATCGGTAATATTTACGATTTAGGTGTTACTATGCAAGACGTCGCAGATGCGGTTGCATTATATAAAGTTAAGTGTAACCGTTACCCAGAAATGTGGGGTGATGGAGATAGTGTAGACCGTGAAAGAGTTCGTGATATTTTGGTTGCGTTATTTCATAATAAGGAGGCTGCATAATATGTCTTATAAATCATCAGTAACAATGGCAGAACTTAAAGAGGCGCAAGCCACATACAAAAAACTACAACTTCTTCAAGAAGAAAATGCTGACCGTATTGAAAAACTAGAGCAACTCTTTGAAGACTTGGACACTGGTAGAGTGGCAATTAAGGTTCCGGACAATTTACGTGCGCTTTAACTTGACAGCATAGTCGAGTGGTAGTAAAATACTAATACTGGGAAAACAAAACAAGGGAGAGCAAGTATGACAACAATGCTTAAAGTAGACAAGGTAGAGAAGGATTTATCAAAAGAAACGGACGCTCAGATTATGGAGCGCATTGGAGAGCGTTTTAACATCCTAACAGAAATGACCAAAGCGGTTATTAATAATGACGTTAGGGCAATGATTGTTTCCGGACCTCCAGGAGTAGGCAAGAGTTTTAATGTAGAATCACTGCTCGAAAAAGAAAACTTGTTTACACAGATTCAAAATCGTAAACCTAAATACGAACTCGTTAAAGGTACAGCATCAGCACTGGGATTGTACTGCACACTATTTGATCATAGTGACCGTGGACATGTTATTGTGTTTGATGACTGCGACTCAATCCTAATGGACGAACTCAGTCTAAACATTCTCAAAGGTGCTCTAGACTCTGGTAAGAGCAGACGCATCAGTTGGAAGGCTGAGTCACACAAACTTCGTGCAGAAGGTGTACCTAACTCGTTTACATTTAACGGCTCAGTTATCTTTATCACAAACTTGAAGTTCGATGCAATACGTGGTAAGGTCAAGGACCACTTAGCGGCGATTCAATCACGTTGCCACTACTTGGATCTTACACTTGATACTGACAGAGAAAAGATGTTGCGTATTAAACAAATTGCTAGTTCTGGTGAATTATTTGAGCGATATCACTTTACAAAAGAACTCGAAGAAAGTATACTAAGTTTTATGGATGAGAATAGTACCAAGTTACGTGAGATTAGTTTGCGTATGGCAGTTAAGATTGCAGACTTGGTAAAAGTAAATCCAGACACTTGGCAAAAACTTGCAAGTTGTACGGTAATGAAGTAACAGCAGTTCCCTCATGTTCGCCCATTCCCTCAAACTTGCTCCCTTGGGCGGACATATTCGAACCCCCCGGCTCCCTCGCCGGAGGGGTTCACCCTTTTTTTAAATACTAGTATGCGAACATTTGATACAGTAGAAGACTACATAGCAGAGTTGTTCGAAGGGAGCAATATAGGCTTTATTAATGCTAACAGGCAAGACATAGAATATCGTTTAGCCAGTTACGACAACAGAGTAGTTCAAAGCATCTACAACCAAATCACTTTTCAAAGTCTAGCACTAACTGACAAACAGGCAGATCTCTGCGTCAAACTGATAGAAAAATATACAAGACAGTTTAGGCGAGCAGGTATAGATAACTTTGCCATGCTGGATTCACACACTCGTAAGTTTAAATTTCCAATACGTAAGATAGACAGAGAGTTTAAACTTTACGTGAAAGACGATATAATATATGCCAAGTTTCCCTACGATATTAAAATTATTAATGCCATACGAAAAGCCAAAGAGGGCATTGTGGGAGATGCAGAGTGGGACAAGAAAAACAAAGTCTGGAAGTTTGCACTAGTAGAACCTTATGTAAAGTTTACTGTAGACTTTGGTAAGAAATACGACTTTGAAATAGATCAACGGCTCTTAACGTTATACGACAAAGTCACAACAAATTATGATACGGATAGGATCAAGTTGGTAGAACAACAGGGCAAATATTCCATACAAAATGCTCCTGATAGTTTGCAGGACTATGTAGACAAACATGCGGGTAAAGACTTAATTAAACTGGTAGACTACAGTGGTATCTGTGCATACGAAGTGGATAACAATGTAGAAGTACAAATTAAGCAAGCACACTCAGAAGGTGTTGCTAAATGTTTACTGAACAGACATGCTTACCTAGATCCTGCACAATATACCTTCTGGGAAATATTTGACTATGCGGACTTGGTGGGTAGATTTCCAATTACAATATACGATACCTTAGGTCATTGGTCAGCAGAAACAAACTTTAGTTATATAAGAGAGCGATATCTAACACTCTACGAAAGGTATGGTCCTATATATCATCATAATTTAACGTTGCCCAAAGACTGGCCTTATAAAAATGCCAACCCAAACACAGCCAAAATAAGAATATATAATACAGCAACTAAAGAGATGTTCCAAGATGATAGAGTGCCTCTTATGATTAGTTGTCAAAATTTTAATTACGGCAGTATTAGAATGCAGATGCTTGCTAAATCAGACAAAGTAGTGTATCATTGTACTAAATTATGACAACAGCCATACTACATATCAGAGACGAAGTTAACGTAAAGATCGAAGGCTTAGACTTGACCACTAGAAAGAATCTAGTAAACAAATTTAAGTTTGAGATACCTTATGCACGGTACACACCTGCGGTTAGGCTGGGTCGATGGGACGGCAAAGTAAGTTTCTTTCAGCTGGGTGGTAGCACATTTGTAAACTTATTGCCAGAGATTATACCTGAGCTAGAATCTGCAGGTTATGACTTACAACTGAACGATTTACGAGAGTACAACACTACGTTTGATTTTGATGAAGTTACTGAAGACACCTTTAGTGATACTAAGTGGCCCAAAGGACATCCAGCTGAAGGCGAACCAATTAAACTACGTGACTACCAGATAGAAACTATCAATAACTTTTTACGTAACCCACAATGTCTACAAGAGATCGCAACAGGCGCAGGCAAAACACTTATGACAGCCGCACTAAGTTATAAGTGTCAAGAGTATGGACGCACTGTGGTTATTGTACCTAATAAGAGTCTAGTAACACAAACAGAAGAGGACTACATTAACATGGGCATGGATGTTGGTGTGTTCTATGGTGATCGCAAGGAGTACGACAAGACACATACAATTTGTACATGGCAAAGTCTAAACAGTTTATTAAAGCGAACTAAGAACTCAGAAGCAGACATAGGTATAGGAGAGTTCTTAGAGGGTGTAGTATGTGTTATGGTGGATGAGGTACACCAAGCAAAAGCAGACGCACTAAAGACACTGTTAACAGGTGTTATGAGTCACATACCAATACGTTGGGGCCTAACAGGCACAATACCCAAAGAAGACTTTGAGTTTATGAGTCTACGTTGCAGTCTAGGCGAAGTTATTAATCGTATCAGTGCAAGTGAATTACAAGATAAGGGAGTGCTGGCTAACTGCCATGTAAATATATTACAGTTAGTCGAGCATACAGAATATTCAAACTATCAGAGCGAACAAAAGTATTTGTTGGACAATGCAGATAGAATGGATTATATTGCCGGACTAGTTAGCAACATTAAGACTAGCGGTAACACATTAGTATTGGTTGATAGAATATCAGCAGGTACACATTTAACAAGCCGTATTAAAGATGCAGTATTTGTGCAAGGTTCAACTAAATCAACTGATCGTAAAGAACACTACGACGAAATTGCAGAGTCTAGCGATAAGGTTATTGTGGCAACATATGGTGTAGCCGCAGTTGGTATCAACATACCACGTATCTTTAACTTGGTGTTAATTGAACCTGGTAAAAGTTTTGTAAGAGTAATTCAAAGTATTGGTAGAGGTGTACGTAAAGCACAGGACAAAGATTTCGTGCAGATATGGGATGTAACTTCCACTTGTAAATTTAGTAAACGTCATTTAACAAAACGTAAACAATTTTACCGAGAAGCCAATTACCCATTTGAGATAGAGAAGATAAAATGGCAATGAAAAAAGTAGCAGTATGTGGGTGTAGTTTTAGTGCGCCTAGTAATGACCCAAAACTAAAAGGAACGAGTTGGGGAGAACAACTAGCAGACATGCTAGGGTGGGATCTATTACATTATGCACGTCAAGGTGTAAGCAATGGTGGCATACGTGTAATGATAGACCAGTGTATTAAGGACGAGGTAGACTTTGCAGTTATAGCACCTACGTTTCATGACAGAATGGAAATACCTGCAACTGCCGCTCCCTTTGATTGGAACAATTCAACAGATGGCTGGAACCCACTAATACAACAACACCTACAAGACATTGATATTAAAAACGGATATCAAGAAGACCTAGGCGTACACAATATTAATTACGGCAGTAACAACTATACGCTGATTAGCGAAACAATATATACACTGGCGGAAAACTTTAGTCATCCTTATCGCAGTCAGAAACTAGATAAGATGACATCCAATGCTGTTAAACAATACATTAACTTTATGTACGACAGTAACTGGAAACTACAACAAGACAGATGGATCATACGTGATGGCATCATGCAATTACATTATCACAAGATCCCTTTCTTATTGGTAGCATGCAACATTTGGACTAGCGACATGGTTAGAGACCACTTCCCAGATGTTATACCTGACCATTGTCTAACACTAGACTATGAGGATACTCCTGCTTACGCAACTAACGAGTGGCCCTTTGAAGGTGAGGACCCAGGTTATCATGGTGCTGTAGAAAGTCAAACATACCTAGCAAAAAGATACAAGGAAATTATTGAATGTCATTCATAGATCATCAAAACAATGAGGGTGACGATATTAATTGGTTCGAAGATGATGGCACAAATATCGGCATGCTTAACGACAACGGACGTAATGCATTTTATAATAATGCTCTTCGATTAGTTGCCAGTAATAAAACTGTGGTAGACATTGGTGCTGGCACAGGATACTTAACAGCACTGGCAATTAAGCATGGTGCAAAACATGTTACAGCAGTTGAGGCTAGTCCTAAACGTTGTGCGTTCTTAAAAAACATGATGGAAAAACTGGGATATCAAGATAAAGTTACAATTATAAATGACAATTATCTTAAAACTGACATACACTCAGACATTGTGGTAAGTGAAACAATAGGCGCACACATATATAATGAAAACTGGTTACGTCTGTCTGAACATGCTAGAACTAGATGTGAGTACATGATACCAGAAAAGTTTTCAATTAACATAGACTTGTATGAGAACCATCCTATCTGGACTACGTGTATGCAGGAAAGCATGGCGTTTAATTACAACGAAAACAATCATCCAGAATTTGCTGATGCTCTTAACGACAATATGCAACTGGAAGATAGGGGAGAACTTGCAAATACAATACCTAACCTGTTTTCACACTTGCATAACTTTGATGATCTGAGACTAAACAAAATCTGGCAGAGTCCGCCTGTGGTAATAGATCACATGGCGCCTATGGTTATCCCTGAAATTCTAATACCACATCATGTGTTTACTGCACTACCACAAAAACTACAAAGACTTAGCCCTGATGATTGGTTATTCTTAAACTTAAACTGGCATGCAACTTTTCAGACAGCAAGTATGTGGGTATCGGATACTATATGGCAAAATGTCTGCAAGTGCATTGCGCAACCTAAATCTGATTTAAGGATTTACTTTAGTGAGCAAAACAACAAATGGCTATTCCAAAATGTTTAGTAATGGTAGCACATCCAGATGACTGTGTCATACTGGCTGGTGGGTTTATACAAAAGTACAGCAATGACATAGACTTTGACATCTGCTATCTAACTTACCAAAAGAAAGACAGCAGAGCTCAGGAACTTACTAAGTTTTGGTCAGCAAGAAAAATAGCAACAAAGTTTTTAGGTTACATAGATGACTACAGAGACATGGAACAAGGTATAAGTTTTGATACTGCTCAGGCTGAAGCAGATATAAACAGAGTAGTTAAGAATTATGACCTAGTGGTCACGCATGCCAAAGACGGAGACTATGGACATATACATCACAAGTTTGTTCATAACACAGTAGCAAAGACAAGTATACCTAAGGTTTACTTTGCTAACACAGAAGTGTATAATAACAAAATAGTAGAAAAGTCTTGGTACACGCTCGACGAAGTTCCTTTACACAGTGGCGTTGTTAAAGATGAATGGAGTTACCTGACAGGTGAATACTACTACAATATAACAGAGGATGCACAACAAATAATATATGAGAATACTAACACTAGAGAACACAACATTTGAAATGAATGCAATACCTGATGACGTAGGTGATTTGCGTTTCAGCGTATTAGACAACTCGGATCCTAAAGACCCTGATTATTTCTTTATCCCTCTGATCTTTATGGAGTCATTTAATAGTCCAGCTCTAGTACTAAGTATTGGTAATAACATTATTAAGATGCCGGTAGACTGGCAGATACTAATTGGGGAACCAGACTTGGGAGACTTAGAAGTTGTTCCTCTTACAAGTATTAACGACAGGGGGTTTAGTGTTTTCACATTTAATCCTATTAGCAGTTATAGACCTGAATTTCAGCCAGTTGAAGTAGTAGACATCTACCAAGATGTAAAATGGTACTTCCCTAAACTAAAGCCAGGACAGATGTTAGCAGTACCGCTTAGTGAAGATGACAAGAGTTTATGTGCATACTTTGTTAAAGACATCAGTAGACAAAGCGAAGTTGTTAACTACAGTAAAGTATGGTAGACAAGTTATCAATTAAAAATGAAATGGCCATGGTAGATGGCAAGGTCAGAGACTTCTACGACGATCTTACAGAAGAAGAACGTAAGAAGTTTAGTCCTTACTTGATACTAAAGTACACAGCTAATGTAAGTGGTAATCAGGATCTTGCTGAATACTATTTGCGTAGATGCAATGAGACATTAAACAAAGACTTCTTTAATATTAATAAGCATCCTAAACTGCAATGGTTGTGTGCAAGTGCTGTAAGTCCAGGCATGGGCAATACATATCACTATTGGATTAAGGCTCCTAAAAAAGGTGCCAGCGCAAACAAAGAACGTAAGTTCTTACAGCAGATGTATCCTAATGCCAAGGAAGATGAGTTAGACATGCTGGTGGAAATAAACACAAAA